CCTCCATGAACAGCCGCTCCTCCTTGACCACGTTCCCCGTGGAGGTGGACTGCTCCAAAATGTTGTGGACGGCGGTGCCGAGCAGCGGCCAGATCATATCGGCAGCATCCGACTCGAGGTCGTTTGAGTGCCTGTCCTTGAGGAGGCGAACCCTCGGGCTGTCGATGAGAGAGGTCACCGAGATGTCAGCATTGCCCTTGCTGTACCGGTCAGCCGTGGCATAGTCCACGAATGCCTTCGGAAGGCCGTGCTTGTTTGTGATCTTCATTGAGTCTCCTCCTGATCCATGTCATATACTCTTAGTCCAGAGAGGTCAATACATGTCTCAACATGTCACGTTCACTGTCCTCGGTGAACCAGCGTCAAAGGCTAACAGCCGGAAGATTGTCACCTTCGGCGGCAGGCCTGCCATCATCAAGTCTGCCAAGGCGAGGTCGTATGCCGACGCCTTCCGGCTTCAGTGTGCCGCCCAAGTGAAGACGATGATCGAGGGCGATGTTAAGGTCGAGGCGGTCATCTACTACAGTTCCAGAAGACCTGACCTAGACGAGAGTGTGATCTTGGATTGTATGCAGGGTATCGTTTACCAGAACGATAGACAGGTAAAGATCAAACACATCTACTGGTCTCTAGACAAGAACAATCCAAGGTCAATCATTAGAGTCTCTAGTATAGAAGAGGTAGTACTACCTACTCTAGTATAGGTAGGTATAGGTATACCCAACCTATAGTACTACACAGAACTACAAAGAACCTACATGTAGATACCTCATGTATATACTTCATACATATACTACTTGTGTAAGACATGTGTGGTCAATGTGTCGCACGGCACAACCCTATTGACACTTTCAGAGGTGGTCATGTAGGCTGCTTCGGTCAGAGTCAGAAAGAGGAAGCCGTGCTGATCGAACACAAAGTTCGCGGCGAGGCTCACAGGTTGGGGACCGGACAGCACAAGATCGTCTGCCCATCATGTGGCCCGGAGCGCCGCAAGAAGGGAGAGCGTAGTCTCTCCATCCAGATCGAGACAGAGCGGGCACTGTTCAAGTGCTGGCACTGTGGGCAAGAGGGGATCGTTCCCCTCGAGGAAAGAGCATCTCATGTCAGGAGAGTCATCGTGAACGCAGTGCCGAAGCATAACTGGAATACCCTTTCGGAACAAGCACTTGGATGGTTGAAGAGTAGGGGTCTATCCCAGAAGACTGCTGAGACGCTGAGGATCAAGGAGACGCGGGCATTCATCCGCGCGGTTGGCGAAGAGACGGATTGCGTCGTCTTCCCCTACTTCAACAACGGGCACGAGTACGCAGCCAAGGTTCGAGCGATTGCCTCCAAAGGCTTTGCTTGCCAAGGCGCACCGCAGACCTTCTTCAACATCGAGAACGTCGAGCCGAACGACTGGATGATCATCGCCGAGGGCGAGGTCGATGCGGCAACCTTCGTCGAGGCTGGCTATCGCAGTGCCGTATCGATCCCCAATGGGGCACCGATGAAGGTGGTGGATGGTGCCGTCGATCCGAAGGAGGACGGCAAGTTCAAGTTCGTATGGGACGCCAAGAAGCAGATCGATGCGGCTGAGAGGATCGTCATCGCAACGGATGCCGACGGTCCGGGGCAGGCCGCTGCCGAGGAGATAGCCAGACGCATCGGCAAGGACCGCTGCTGGTACGTCGAGTACCCAGAGGGATGCAAGGATGCCAATGACGTATGGCTCAAGTACGGTCAGGATGGCATCGACAGGTTGCTATCCGACTGCAAGCCGTGGCCGATCTCAGGCCTCTACGACTCCTCCCACTTCTTCCAGCAACTCGACGACATATACGACAAGGGCATAGGGAGAGGCGAGACAACAGGCTACCCGACAGTTGACGAAATCTACACCATCGCACCGGGCCAACTGACCATCGTCACAGGTCACCCATCATCCGGCAAGTCAGAGTTCGTTGACCAGTTGATGGTCAACCTCGCGCAAGAGAAGGGATGGCGGCACGCCATCTGCTCCTTCGAAAACGAACCCCGCCTCCACATCGCGAAGCTAGTCAGCAAGTACCTGCGCAAGCCGTTCTTCGACGGGCCTACGCCTCGCATGACCAAGCGGGAACTTGAACAAGGCAAGTCGTTTGTTCAATCGAACTTCTCTTTCCTTTACCAAGCAGACGGCAGCCTCGCATCTCTCGACAGCATCTTGGAGCGGCTGCGTGTTGCGGTGATGCGTCATGGCATCAGGGGCGCCGTCATCGACCCCTACAACTACATCGCCAAGCCGAAGGACGTTGCCGAGACAGATTGGATTTCCAACATGCTGTCTCAGGTCAGGCTCTTCGCACAGGCACATGAGGTTCATGTCTGGTTCGTTGCCCACCCGACGAAGATGATGCGCGGCACCGATGGCAAACTGCCAGTGCCGAACGGCAATGACATCTCTGGTTCTGCCGCATGGTGGGCAAAGGCAGACTGCGGCATCAGCGTTCACCGCCCCGATCCTGCCCACTCCCCCGTGTCGGAAATCCATTCATGGAAGTGCCGCTTCTCGTGGATCGGGAAGCAGGGCAAGGCAGCGCTGATCTATAGCTTGGCAACATCGACCTACAGCGAGAACGGAGACGACCCGTTCTCTGGTCTGCTGCCAGTGAAGGCCGAGGACTCAGAAGAAGACGAGGAGGAGGAGTTGCCATTTTGACTGAGCAGATCGATCTCGAGGACTGGATCGAGCAGAATGGCGGGCCAAAGCGCCCGCTGCCTGACAGGGTCTCTGTCCTTGCTGAAGCAATCAAGATCACCGGCATACATAGAGAGGCTCAGTATGGCGATGTGGTCAGGAACATGGAGAATGCAGCGATCCTGTTCTCCGCGTGGATAAAGGCCAAGTATCGCATCACTGTGCCGCTCGATGGAGAGGACATCGCCAAGATGATGACGATGGTCAAGGATGTGAGGACGATGCAAGGCAAGACACACAAGGACAACTACGTTGATGCTGCCGCCTATGAGGCCATAGCGTATGAATGCAGGATGTCACGAGACAGACATGGACAAGGTGGTTGACCACGGTCTGAAAGACTCCTATAAGGACATTGGTTCTCTGACCTGACCTGACATCTGACAGTGGACTTAGGGGGGGGTGGTTATCCACCCCCCCATTTTTTAGTGCACTTGAACTTTTTCGCGCGTCATGATGCCGGTGTTGGGATCAATCGCAACGCCAGCCTCGCGCAGCAGGATCACGGCGTAGGACAGGATGGCCGGTGTCTCCTCGATCATGTCGTATGAGTAGATGATCGAGGCCAGTAGCTTCGATACATCGACGGGACGGAGTTGCTTCGGTATCGACTCCATGATCCTGTCGAACTGCTTTTCGGTAATGCCTACATCGGCGCTACGCTTCTTCGACATGCGTCTGCTCCCCTACTGTGTGCCATGTGATGTGGTTGCCGCGCACCTCCTTGATGAGAAGACCACGGCTGGAAAGCCTGAGCAGCGCCGCCCTGAGGGTATCCCTGTTAAGCCCAGTCGCGCGCATGATCTCGGTTGATGTTAGCTTCTGCCCCCTCAGCAGGGCAAGGAGAACCCTGTCAGTTGGGACAAGAGGCTTGTCTCTGTTGGATTGGGTCGGCTTCGACTCCGACCTAAGGCGCGGGGCCTTTCTCATGGGCGAGTCGTCTGGCAAGTCCGCCGTTCTGTTCAACTCGACGTTCCTCTGCCGGTGCATGAAGGTGGCGATCTTCGCCTCATGCTTGCGAGCCAGCACGGGATTGATGTTGTAGGCTGGTAGTATGATTTCGACGGGCATCACACGTCCTTCCACGGGTTTGGGTTGTCGCTCGACAGAATGCGCTCAAGCCTCTTCAGTTCGTCGGCCACGGTCTCGCTCGGCTTGTTGAACTCTGGGTCGACCTGCATCAGGCGGTTCGCGGTCCGTGACCATAGGTCTCGCCAGTATTCGGCGCGCTCCTGCCAATACTTTGCCTGTCGCGCCTGCTCTTGCAGTTGGACGCGGAGGTCGTCGGTCATGGTTTGGCTCCTGTCAGATAAGTCATGCGTTCCAATACGCCGATGGGGTCTACAGTCGCCCAGAAGTCAGCAGCGGCGACGGAGGGGGCGGCGGCGGCATAGGCGGCGGCATTGGCGGCATAGGTGGCGGCATAGGCGTCGTCATTGGCGGCAGCGGCGGCGGCATCGGAGGCAGCGGCGGCGGCATCGGCGGCACGGGCGTCATTGGCGGCAGCATCGGCGGCACGGGCGGCATTGGCGGCAGCGGCGGCGGCACGGGCGGCGGCATCGGAGGCAGCGGCGGCGGCATCGGGTGTCCGCTCTTTGCACATCAGCCGCCACTGCTCCCCAAAGCCGTCCTTATCCGCGATAGGCTGGAGGTGAGGCAACACTGCCGTCCACACCCAATCGAGCATGATTGCAAGGCGCTCTTGCTCTTGCGCCCGACCAGTGCCGGGCATGTCGGGAATGAGCCGCTTGTATCGCTGGCCATTACGCATTTCGTCGGGCATGGCATCTTGCAGACCGATTGCGGCCCTGCCCAAGACCTCCGACATGCAGTCTGGAATGTCGTCCGTTAAATCTCCAGACATGGCGAGATTGATAGCGGCCAGAGTGCAGGCGCTTTCCGTGTCGCCCAAGCCCTTGGGCAGGGTGTGGGTCGCAAGGTAAGCCTCAAGATTGAAGCGGTGGTCGGTGGTGTAGTCGGTCATTGCGTGGCTCCTTTCAGGGCCGCGATTATCAAGCGCGTAGCATCCTTGGCAGTCATCGGTTGGGCTTCATCTCGCAGTCCGCGACACGCCTTCTCAATCTCTTTCGCCACAGACAGGCCGCGTTCAATATCACCCCGCAGCCTCTCGATCTCGGCGGCTTGGGCTTCGATGCTGTCGGAAGCTGCATCCAGCGCAGGCGGCTTTACGGCGGGCAGAGCGTCGATGGCGTCGTGCGCTTCATAACGATGCACGGACTGGCGACAGGCATTAATCGCATCGCCCCTGCGGATCAGGTCGTTATCACTCATCCTTGCCTCCTGTAAGTTCTGCGAGGGTGGCGCGGGCATCAGAAACCCAATCGCCTTGCATGTTGTATCCATGCTTGTTGTGGTCATCCCAACAAATCAAAGCCCAATCAATGACATTTACCGCCTTCGCCAGCTTGTCCTCAAGATCACGCACTGCCTGCGTCCCGATCCTGCCCATCTCGTCGTAGGCGTCACGGTATTTCTCGCAGGTGGTCAGCGCACCCCGCAGCCTCTCGATCTCGGCGGCTTGGGCTTTGATCAGGTCTTCGTGCAGTTTGCGCTCCGCTTCCATTGCATTGGCGTAGCCCCGCTGTTCCGCTGCCTGCACCAGATCGGCTCGGACGTATTCCACTGTGCTCATCGGCTCATCTTCATGCTGCCAAGTCTGCTCTTGCCAAACACTGTCGGCCAGCCAACCCCAAGCCCATATCCGCTCAGGCGCTTCGTGTGTAATGTCAGTCATCGTCCTGTCCTTTCAGTTCTGCGAGGGTGGCGCGGGCTTTGTTGCACCGTTCACAGTCGCACCCGTCATCCATCGTTTTTCCCGCCTCCAACGCCATCGCCAGCTTGGCCTCTGCCGACTTTGCTCGCTGATAATTCGACTGCGACACTTCGGCCCACTCGGCGCACGCTTTCTCCAGCCTCTCGATCTCCGCGGCTTGGGCTTCAATGCGGTCGGCTAATACCTTCAGGGCTTCGGCACTGTCACACTCGCAGTCAGGATCGCGCAGACCTCTGCCTGTGTAGGCTGGATGGCAACGGCATTTCACAAGGTCTTGAAGTTCTGCCAGAGCCTGCTCCACTGGGTCGTCGGTCATCACTTCTCCTCCCTCTTCCACTTCCTGAACACGATCTTGAAAGCCTCGGTCACGGCGCGCTCGACTTCTTCTTCGGTGATCATGACTTCCCCTCCAGCGCCGCGATCCGATCACGTAACTCCTTGAACAGCCGGAACTGCCGCAGCCAGTTCCTGTTTCCAGCAAGCGGGCTCGTGTCGAAACCCAACTCGCGCATCAACTCCACGCGCTCGGCTTCCTCTTCCGCAGTCAACGGCGTCTCGACAAACGCCAAGCGCGGCTTTGGGTCTTTCTTCTTTGTCATTTCATCGGCCTCATCGGTGGCACCGGCACGGGAACGTAGCGCGGTTTCAGGTTGTCAGGTCTCGGCGGCGGCACGGGCACAGGCTCGAGCAGCACCACATTCTCACAGCGAACCACGGCGCCGGGATCATCCTCGGCTATGATGTCCTGCATCGCTCGGCAGTGCAGCGGGTCGGCGTACATCCCAACGTATCCGCTCCACGACGGAGACAGCGTCACGCTGAGAACAGTCACAGTCAGTAAGGACATTCTTCCCCCCTCCCATACGCCGCCTTCGACGGCTCTCGCTTCGGTTGCTTCGGTTTCGGCGGGGGCATTAGCCCCTGCGCCTTAAGTTCCTGTTCCAGCCACGCGGGCAGCGGTTCTTCATACGTCGCCATTTTCTTTCACCCTGAAGGCATCATACACGCGGCGGTCGAACTCGGTCATGGCATCAGTCCATATGGCAGTTGCTGTCCTCACGACGGCAGCGTCATCGGTCTCTGTAGCCAATCCCATGGCCCGAGAGGCCCAAACAGTGGCCCTCTCGGCAGATTGTGGGTTGTGGAGGAAGATGGCGGAAGTCGCAGTCCAAGCAGCGGCGGCTGGAGATTTCGTTCTGGAATCAGAGCCGGGGTGGAAGAACTCTATATACACGGGAAGAAAGGCGGACTCCGCTTTCTCTAGCTTGTCACTCTCTGGCGCTGCCAGATAATCCAGTACAGGTTCCGGCATGCTTACCCCCCACAGATGGGACACTGACATGACTTGATCCACCGCGAACCGTTTCAGCAGTTCCTCTGCGTCAATCGCGGCGAGTCCGGTGATTTCTGAGTACACGCCACCACCCTTGCCTGTGGATACATGGCGATCCCATCGCATCATATGCAGGAGGGTGCCGTGCCCCCAGTGAACGGCCTGATGCTCCATGGCCTGATGCGGTGTCGGCAGCAATTCAAAACTGTTCCGGCGAGGTATGATTTCCCCGGTAAACCGAAGCGTCTCTCCGATAGCGGGCAGTTGATCCGTCTTTTGGTGCTTGTTGCCGGTGAACTGCCATGTGATCTTTTCACTTCCCATTGTTCAACGGCTCCTGCACCATGCGCGCAGCCATCTGCGCCAGCGCCTTGATCTCGTTCGCTCGCATCACAGCCGCTCGCATCGCATTCCACGATCCGCTGCTCGGTGGCGTGTCGTCTTCCGCGATTACGTCCGCGACCTGCTCGATGCGGTGCAGTGCGGACAGGATGTCCTTGATGTCAGCCATTGCTTGCTCCCGTGAGTTTCCTGAGTTGGTTCAGATCGAGCAGCATCTTGCGCTTGTCTTCGCTGAGTTGCCGCACCAGTTCCGTCAGTCTGGCGATCTCGTTGCGCTGCTTGGCCAACTTGGCCTTCATCGCCGCGTCCTCTTCGTTGCTCAATCCGATCTCCGCTTCTGAAGGATGATGTCGAATGTCCTGTGCCCGTGTTGGGTCAGTTCACTGCTCCTGCGCAGAAGCACCCAGACGATCCGCTTGTCGACCAGTTCCTGCACCTTGTCCTTGATCTTGAGCGGCATCTCCGCTGCGTTCCTGACTGCCGGGTAGCACAGGATATTCTGCCCCGGCTCCGCGTCGTAGACTGTCTGGACGATCTCCTCGACTACGCTCTGGCTCTTGTAGTTGATGACTAGGACCGGGCGCTTTCTCCGAAAGTTCATTTGCACTTTTGTGTTCCTTCCTTCTGCCGTCCTTGAACTCGATGCGATACTTCTTGCTCATGACATCCACCGTCTGGACAGAGACGCCGAGTTCTCGACCAGCCTGAGACTTGCTCATCCCACGGTTGGCGCAGGCGATGTAGTCGAGCAGTCTTACCATCTTGCGCGGTGCCATTCAGTCACCAATCTTTTCTGCGATGTGCTGGAAGAGACGTTTCTTGGCGCGATTCATTGCCAGATCGAACGTCGTGCCGAACGCAGGGTCGAAAATGGTCGTAGCCTCTACCCCACCCTTGTCGGTGGTTATTGTCTTCGTGCGCAAGATGATGAACCCATCCTCGCGGACAAAGCGCTTCATCCTTGTGTTCATGCGGATGGTCTTGGCCTCATACCCAACAAAGCCATACTCATTCAGCATGGGCGACATGATCTGGCTGGCATGAGTAGTGATGTTGGGATGGCCTTTCGATGCCGCGCTTGATGTAACGATTGCTGCGGCAAGAATCTTCTTGTGCCACAATCTCGAGACGCAGATCGTCGCCTTCTGGCCAGACAGGCTCTCATTCTGCCATTCATGCGTGGCGGTGATGTCGCCCCTTTCCTTGGGGTATTCTTCCAAGACCTCGTTGATGAAACCTTGCCGCACCCAAGATTCTCGCCGGTCTACAGGTCGGTAGTCGCTGGGTCGGAAGTTGTCTTTCCGTTTCTCGATCCCGTATCGGAGGGTCGTCATCGCGCCAGCCAGATCGACGCTCCCTGTTATTCTTCTAAGCCTGTCCCTGATCCCGACATACTCCTTCCTCGTGTCGTACCTGACTGAGGTGACCACGTTGTGCTTTGCCCATTCTCCCGTTGCCTGACGGAAGGCTAGGCACATGGTTCTATAGACCTCCTTCGCCTTCTTGAGGTCGTCCCATTCTTGGCGCATCGTGTCTCTGGAAGTCCTTGTTCGATGCAGAGATATCATTTGTCTCTCCTTGGTTTGAAGCGCATGACCTGACCGAACGGCGCCGACCCGCCACGGCAAGACACCCACAGCACGGGGTAATCGGGCGGGTTCCGGGGGAAGTCGCCAATCTCGAGGTCAGTCAGGCTGATGAAGTGGTCCACCTCGAGGCTGTTGTCCTCGATGTAGTCGAACACGGGCTTGACGCATGTACCGCCGCGACCCTTGGCATTGAGCATGGTGATGGCCTCGCCAGCCTCGTACCTCACGACCGAGGTGACCCTCGTGTCGCATGAGATGACCGTCACGCTGGACGGGTGCATCTCTTCACTCAGCATGTTCATGGCACCCACAAAGTAGGTCAGGTCGTTGCCCGTCACCGACGCGCTGACATCGTTGTGGATGACGATGTTGCCGATACCCTTGCGGTCGGTGGTCGGGGCGATGATGCCGCTCAGGTGGTACAGTTTGCGGTTGGGTCGGCGCATGCTGTAGTCGTCGGGCTGATCGCCTGCGAAGAAGCGCCGCAGCGCATCCTCGAAGTTCACCTCTGGCGTCTGCATGTCGCGGATCATTTCCTCCGCCCATCCGGGCAGGGTGCCACGGCTCTTCGCGAGGTTGCCCGCCATGATCACGCGCTGATCGATTGTGATCTCTTGCTGCTTCATCTCTTCCGGCGAGGCGTCAGGCACGATGAACGCGCCCCATGCCTGCGGCGTCACGTCGTCATCGAGCAGTTCATAGATGCGCTCCGCCGACATGTTCTTGAACCAAGGCATGTTGATGCCGCCATCCGGCAGTTCGAACCCGCTGTCGCTCAGGATGTTGTTGATGGCCGCATCGCAGGCGATGTTCCATTTGTCGAGGTTGCGGTCTCCAGCGCGGAGGTGATGCTTGAGGGCAATGTGCAGCACCTCATGCGCGATGAGACCGATGACCTTGGGTTCGGTCTGCTCATCGATGAAGGGGCCGCACCACTTGATCCACGAGCCGTTGGTGCAGGCCGTCCCGCCGGATATGCTGTCATCTCTATGAACGTCCGACCCCATGGCGAGCGACCCATAGAAGGGGTGGGAAAGAACGAGCCGGGTCATAGCCCGGCTCACCTTCAGTTCTGGTGTCATGGTGTCTCCCTAGAGGATGAGTTCGCTGCCTTGGGTCATCGCCCAGTCACGCACGGCCTTGACCTTCTTGAGGCTCGGGTCACGGGACCATGCGTCCTTGACGGTGAACACCGACAGTTCGCGGTTGGGCAGGCGGTTGAGGTAGGTGATGATGTTGGCCGCTGTCTTGTCGTTCATGCGGTTCGACAGTGCGGCGCAGAGGGCGTAGCGGATGGCGGCGTCGTGCGGGATCGGCGCATCGCTGGGCTTCGCGATGACCTCGTCGGGATCGGGGCACTGTTGGCTGATCTTGAGGTAGCCCATGAAGTCGACGGCGGCAGGCTCCCCGACCTGACCGGTCAGCCCATGCATCGTGGCGGATGGCGACATGCCGAGGTTGATGATCACCGATGCACGCTCCCACGAACGGGGCGATGGGCAGGCGTCAACGTCGCGGTCGAACTTGTGCAGGAACTCGGGGCGGAAGCGCAGGAAGGACCGCACCCGATGGTCCACGCCGATGCTGGCGAAGTGTGCGATGGTGTCCTCGAGGTCCGCTTCGACCGGCACGAACATCAGGCGGTCGCGCAGATGGGTGGGCATGGTGTTTGTGCCCGCGCGGTCGGAGGTGCGGTTGCCTGCCGCGACCACGACCCATCCCTCGGGCAGATGGTGCGGCCCGATGCGGCGCTCGTTCACCACCTGAGCGGCGATGTTCTGGCAGCCGATGGGCGCTTGCGGCAGTTCATCGAAGAAGATGATGCCCTTGCCGCCCTTCGGCATCCAGTCGGGGCGCATCCGCTTCATCGTATCGCCGTCGCCAGACGGCACGGGCCAGCCGCCGAGTTCGCCGGGGTCATACTGGGCGAGCGAGACGATGACGCACTCGATGCCCATGTCGTCGGCGATTTCCTTGACGATGGATGTTTTGCCGAGACCGGGACCACCGACGAGGTAGGGCACCACGTTCTGGGCGTCACGGCCCGAGGTGTTGGACATGTTCCACTTGATCGATGCCTCGACGATCTCGCGAGCGACTGACAGTTTCATGGGTTCTCTCCTGTTTGTTCGATTGAACTTATTCGAAGTGGATGATGGCACCTGACGCAAAGCGCAGGGCCTCTTCGATGTCGGCGAAGTCCACCGAGCATGACCTCTCGCCTGACGGGCCGTCGCTCAGTTGCCATTCGACATCGCCGATCTTGTACTTGTCGCCGTAGATGCGCTCGGTGATGGTGCCTTTGACCAGCCAGAACTCCCGGCGCTTGAGCGTCGCGATCTCGCGGCGCAGGACTGCGTTCTCCTGCTCGAGCAGTTGCTGTTTCATGTCAGACCTCGATGCTGTTGATGATGGACCTGATCTCTGCGTCGATCATGCTCTGCTCGGCGCTGATGCTGATCGCAAAGGATTTGTTGGCGAGCAGGTCGCGCTCCATACGCAGTTGGATGATGCGCGGGTTGGTCTTTGCGATCTCTTCGCGCTTCGCTCTCTTGCGCTCGTTCGTCACCATCTTGGCGGCGGTGGAGAGGTGCCTGCCGAACTCTTCGCGGGTGACCTTCGAGAAATTCCTCTGCGCCCCGTGCTCATTGGCGAGCATCTTCCAAGCGAGGACCATCGCCGCTCCCCGCTCGTGCCAATCGAAGTTCCGGCTCTGGAATCTCCTGATGCTCTCGATGTTCATCACAAACCCCAGTGCTGGAGACACTTCGGGCCGATCCCGAGCGCCACTGACTGCTTGTCGGTCAGCGTCCTGCCGCAGCAGGCGCACTGCCCTGTCGTCCTGCCATGCTCGATGGCCTTGCCGCGAGGGTCGCTCGCGATGCTGGCGAGGCGGTCGCCCAGACCATCGGGCGCTGCCGACACCGGCATGTAGGTGCCGTGCATGATCTTGCCTGCGTACTCGCCGCCGACCTTGACGTAGACCGCACCGGCGTTCCGGCTGGTGCTCGGCGCGAGGGACATGGTCAGGTCGCCGACCCGGAAGGCGGGGCGCTTCAAGCCGTTCATCTTCGCGGTGGCGAGCAGGTTCTCGATGCGCGAGACATCGACCGCGCGGCGGTTGCTCTCGCGCTTGGCCTCGTTCGAGCGGGTCTTCTGGATCATCCGCTCGGCGGCATCCCACTGCCGGTGGGACAGGTCGCCCTTGCTGCGATGCTGTGCGACGAGCGAGGCGGCAAAGTCGTTCCATCCGACCATCCCGTGCAGCGCTGAGATGATCTCGTCGTACTCCATGACCTGCATGCTGTCCTCCTTCACCTCGGTTCATTCTGGTGCACGATCACTTCGTTGTCCGGGCACCGGTTGCTCTCGGCTTCCGCACGGGTGCGGAACACCCGTGCTTCCTCCTTGGTGACGTAGCTTTTGGGGCTACCGGGCGGGGCGACATACACCCCCGCTCCGCTCTTGTCCGTCCTACGCAGCAAGAAACTCACGATATGCTGTCCTCCTTGGGTTTGATGGGGCGCCATCGCTGACGCCCCGGGTTGTCAGTCGTCGTCAGTCGTCGATCCACCGGATCGCGCCCGCGAGCCCCTCGGCCAGCGCCAGCGAGACGAGTTCCACCGCCACGCGCCAGTCGCAGGCGTAACCGCCTCCCCAGTTCGGCTCGCCCTCGACGTTTTCCTTGAACCACTCCCGGTCCTCGTCGGTCTCTGGGAAGAGCACCACGATGGTGCCGTGATCGATGATCCGCATGTTCTTCTCCTTCGGTTGCGTGGGCATGATGATGCAGCCCCGCAGGGCTGCACTGTGATGCTCACATCTGGGCGAAGACGGCGGCGGCGAGGGCGTTCTTCTGCGCCTCGTCGTCCTCGGCATCGGCGGCTGCCTTGGCGCCCTCGATGCGCGCGGCCTTGAGTTCGCGCACGATGTCGTCGAAGCGGTCCCAGTCCTCCTGTTCGTGCTTGCTGGGCTTGAAGACCCCGCGCACCTTGTTGCCGTCGTCGTCCTTGCGGGTGGTCCACTTGCCGATCAGCGCCTCGGCGAGGTCGCGCATCGGGTCTTTGTCGGCCTCGCCCGAGACCAGTTTCGACAGTTTGTTCTCGCTGTCGATGTTCTCGG